CTTGAACCCGGCCGGCAGTGGCCGCAACACCCCTCTCAGACTCGGCACCGGCAGCAGTAGCTTGGGCCGCAGCCGACAACAATCCCTCTTGCTGTCTGCGGAATGCATCCAAGTTTACATCCAATGCCTCGTACACGTTAACATCAAGACGCTTCTTAGCCTCAGCCAAAGCCTTTTCAGCCTCAGCCTCAGCCTTGTTCTTAATGCTGTTTTGCTGAGCGGCCTGAGAAAAAGACATTGCAGTAGAAGCCGCCGTAGCTGCCAACCCAATACCTGCCGCTATTGATGTAAATGCTGCCATATCAAAATACTTTTATCATTTCTGTATTGTATGCATCTCCCTTTATGTATCCAAACTTCTCGTATGATGATATCAAACCTTGATGCTTTATGAGAGCGTATGCAATCTTGGCACCCGAGCCTTGAGCCACACTCGTAAGAGATGACAACAACAGCTCAATGGCCTCGGCCCTCTTGTCCCGATAGTTCTTGTTGGAGATAATCCAATCAACCCAAGCAACCGCCGAGTTGGTGGCATATATAAATCCGGCACACACCGGAGTGTCACCATCAAAAACCATCAGGCCCCCTGTGCCGTTTAAAGGCAAGAAATCCCTTGTGGGCGGAGTCCACCCCCAATCTTTCCACCAATTGACAAGAGTGCTGTCATAGTCTTCATGAGTTATAGCTCTAATATCAAGCATAGTTACCACAAAGATAGCTTTTTTATGGATAGCTAAACATAATATCACTCTCCGCTTGAAACAATTCTACAGCAGAAGTTGAGTTGTTCTCAAGGCTAAATATGCAGTAATGACCCAACACCCCATGGGACTCGGCAACAGCATTCTTAATGAACAAGAAGTATGGGGTTTGAATGCCAATTGGAGTAGTCCCCGGTATCGTGGTATTAATAACAATCTGATTGATTCCGTTTGGAAGGTTGACATTGACAGCAGTAACCTCGCCGGCCAACAACGGAGTTGAGTACGTGGGAGGCAAAGCAAAGTACAAAGCATCTCCAATGCTGATGATTCCTCCAATAGAAATCAATGGGTTAATCGAAAACGATATCACCGTAGCCCCGGGAGGACCCGAAACCGTAACGCTCCTACCAATGCCATTTAATGACCGCAAGGGATAGTTCTGAGACGGATTCGCCGGGATAGTTCCCGAGTTGCGAACAAAAGCAAAATATGTTTGCTCCTTCTTCTCAAACCAAGACTTCTGAATGAAGCCTGTGTCCTGAATGTCGGTGTCCAACTCTGCGGACCAACTGTCATCACCTTGCAATGACAAGGTCTTGAACAGCTTGTTCTTCAATACCTCAACATTGAAAACGCTCTTAATCTTTGAGGTGTACTGAACACCATAGAAGTTATTCCTTACTGCGTTTACACTGTGTCGGTACAAATTCCCACCCTTGAAGGTATAGAAATAGTTGTTCATCCCAATCATCCAATCAGGCTCAAACGAGTAAAAGGATGGCCATCCTTGTACCCCGGGGTCATATGAAAGAGTGTATGTAGGCATTATACTCCGCAGTTACAGTTTGACAAAGTTACAACAATTCCTCCGGGTACAGTGTAGGCCCCACCCTTTACACATCTCAATATGGTTTGCCCATCGGACAGCGTGTAAGCATACGGAAGGTCATCACATCCGGTCCAAGTAATTGAAGATGGACCACCGCTAACATTCTGAAACGACATCAGCACACACACCTCACTGCAAGTTGTTGGCTCAAGAGAAACAAACGACTCGGTAGGAGCAAGGGCCGAAGATGATATCACTTGAAAGTAGCACCCTGAGTATCCTGTAATGGATACCACATCCCCCGGATTCAACACTGTAGTCGAATCAATAATGACAGAAAGGCCATCTCCACAACGCGTTACTCGATAGTAGAAAACAGAAGGGCATTGGCAGCTATCGATAACGCTTGTCACGCCCTCCGGAGACACGTAGCTCGTAGACCTCGCACAGAACTTGTATGTTTCTTCGGGCCCCAAGGAATAAACCTGTGGCACACCCAAGCAATCAACAAAGTTTAAGTTCACACTTCCAACCTCCAAGTTGCTTGTCGCTTCCCAATACACACATACGTTCTCGCAAGTCCCCGGCACAACCGCATTGAAGGTGGCATCGGCTTGAGTAGCTTGTGGCCCTACCACTATAAACCGACATCCGGCATAGATAGCCTCATTCACGCTTATCAGTTGGCCGGGAGTACGTGCTGATGCAGAGTACACAACAATCTCAAGATTGTCTCCACACCTGCGAACCAAATAGTTATTGCTATATGAGCAGCTTCCAAAAGCTATTACAACACCATTCGCATCCACTTGAATCCAATCATAAAAGGGACTCATCCCTGACACATTGTAGAATCCTGCCGATAATGGAGTCTGACCATAGGCATCAGCAAACACATAGTCGTACAGATATAGCACACCTCCCGACCCATTGACGTGAGCAACGTAGTACGTTTGGTCCAAGATATCATTGCACGCAGCAGTAGAAGAGCCATTTACATTGCTTGATGCAAACCCCTGCAATAGAGCCGGGCACTCAACCTCAACAGTAAAAGCCCCGGAGGGACAAGGAGATACAATCTGAAGATACAAAGAAGAAGGAGATGCGTTTACCTTTGGTATCACCATCACACAGTTGCCGGGATTCCCCACTGTGGTATCCACAGCCAATGGGTTGACAGTAACACTCGGAGTGGTGCCATCAAAAATAAAGCTGCCTCCTTGGAACCGATAGTTGTCAAGAACATACGTAGTCCCCGATATACCACAGTCATCCGCCGCTCTGCCAATGTACGATGGCTCCCCGGCCACACCGCCTTGCACCCAACCATACGCCGGAGACACAAGTCCGTTGTAGTCTACTCCATCATACGTTGCCAAGAAACCATCCGGCACGTTATTGGGATTGAACCTAATGATGATGGCACCGACATTAAACCCTGTGTTGAAGGTAACATTGTAGATACCATTGTCCCCCGAATGTTCCAACTGATTGTCGCAATCAATGAAGCACGATGGACAAGGAACTGCCGGCTGTAGCACACCCCCTACCTGCTCCCTTACGATACCACCAAATGAAAACCACCCATCCGGTGCCAAGGTGGTAAGAGCAGAATTCGTAAACACAGCAGTTGCAGAAGCAAACGATGATGAGTTCAAATAGTAAAGTGATGATGTTGCCATGTCTTATGTTTCAAGAGGAATTGATACGCATCCGCAGTCAGCAAAGCTAATCTCAGCTAATCCTTCTACAACGCTTGGTTCATTTGATGCACAGATTATAATAGTATCCTCGGGGTCTACATAAACAATGGTTGGGAACTGAGCCTCTGAGCAATCGTTGTAGACCAACAACGCCCCGGCCGGACCTGCCGTAGCAGACCAAGAAGAACATAGCTCTTCGCACTGCTCGCAATTGCAACACGCATCCTCTGCACTAACAGATGAGTAGCACAGCTCTTGAGACACCTTAGTTCTGTAGTCCCATATCAGGTACAAATAGTCATTCGGCATCCCCCCCGGCATAATAAACTCAGCGTACCAAGCAGACCCCACATTCACAAGAGGAGTCGCATTGGTTGCAGCCAATAGAAGGTTCTGAACGCCAACCGGGGTGTTTGGATAGAACACGTTGGTCCTAAAGTACATCAGCCTGTTGTTGACGCTATCAAAGTTGTAGTTGTCGAATAGTATCTTGTTTGAAATTATTCGAACCGTAGAACCATTGACCGGGAAATACCCTGTTCCTTGGAACCCTGAAGTAAGGTTGTAGTTTGAAATCAATGGGTACGAAAATCCCGAAGCAAGAGTCACAAGGTCTGATGAAGTCGGAGAGATGTACGCTCCACTTTGGTATCTGAACTCATTGTGAATAAACTTGCCGGCATCTGCGTTATCCGATACGCAAACCTCAACCAAGGTCAATGGGATAGACTCGGGGCAACGAACAGTGATTTCCAACATCATTTCTCCGCTTCCACCATACTGAAGTGATATCGTGCCGTTGGTGTTATTCGTTGACTTTGAAAATGTCAGCGTTCCGCTAGTGTTCACAGCACCTGTAGATGACGTGCTACCATTAAATGTCGCAGATATGTTAACAGTAGGCGTGCCACTAACGATTGATATCGTGTAGTCCACATCAACAGAACCGATAGGCAATCCCAAGTTTACGCAGTATGAGTATGGTATTGCACCACCACCACGAAACGGAAGCGTGAACTTCTGAGTTGTTCCGCAATCAATACAATCATCAATTATGGGAATTGAGGTTTCGTTTGAACTGAGCACGTACTCGTCCATGTATGGGTCATAGCCACCGAGCTTTTGAGTGTACATAGAATCTATGAACAGGTCCCGGAACCATGAACGCATACCGGTCAATGAAATCAATCCCATCTGCTCGCTGTTGTAAGAACCTCCAGAAAGCTGAATAACAGCACCCCTCTTGGCATCGGTGAAGAACTTACTAGGCCCCCATTTTGTGTAGCTCTCCGGATGGAAGCTAATCCCATTTTTCTCAATCCTTGCAATCTGAGTCCCTAAAACCTCGGGCACAGATGTGATGGCACCACCGGCCGCGGAATCCGATAGCAAGTTCTTGCCGGCAAGCACATAGCTTACCTTATCCTCTTGAAGAACCAACACGTCTGTCTCCCGGCCATCCAATATCATAATGGGACCGAAGGAGTCCTCCAACGTCTTGTAGTTCAAAAGACCAAGGTTAAACTCGTTTAGCTTATTTACATTCGACTCATCGTTGTAGATTCCACTGTAGGTTATATCTGCAAATCGATGGGCCTGCTTGTAGTTTTGAGTAGATACCGCAGTAACGCGATTGCCCAACAAGAATGTTTGACCTTTTAAAGAATCTCGTACCCGATAACTCTCGGCACCATTTCCAAAAGTAAAGCAGTTGAAGAAAGATGGATACACAACCCCGGGAATACCCAAGGCAATATTTTGATTCACATCTCCTACCATGGTTCCTGATAGGTGGTTTCCGGTTGTTGTATCAATAGGATACGAAAACTCATTCTCAAAGAATATGTCGGGAGATGCATCCACCGGCTCGGTCTCAAAAATCAAGGTCCCTCCTGCTCTCAATATACTGATGCTAACAGTAATGCTTGATTGAGAATCATTATCCCAACCGCAAGAAGGAGGACCGGTCATGGTCAAGGCTAGCCGGTTGGTTCCCAAATCCCTAAAGAACCTATAAAAATTGTATGCAATAAAGTTACACCCCAAAAACCCATTACAAATACTTGTAGAATTTGGAGGACTATTGTAAATACTAGCATCGTACCTATTGTTTATTGGTAGATTTGGCGGTACAGGGCCTCCAACATCTTTTATTCCCAAATCTAAGTATCCATCTATGTTATCCCCATCAAACCAAGCCTTAAAATCAGCATAGTTTGCTGTAGATATGTATTCTTGCTCTAAGGTGTATATCCTTCTTTCGCAAGCTCCACCTCCATCGCCGGGGCCTTTACGCTCAAACTTGAAACTTAAAATCACACGACTACCCACAGGTATTAATGGCTCACCACCGGGATTGTCTATGTAGTCACCCGGAGTAAGGGGGTCCGGAATATTTACAGTGTAGTCCATAACAGGGACCAATCCATTATTATCTTGAATTACCGTTTTGGTTCCGAAAGAAATATTTTTAAACTGACTTGCCGACACATCAAGTTTTGGATTCGTAGTGCTTATCTTAGCATACACCCCCGATGGTACCGGTATGTTTTGAGATGGGTCAAGCTGATTTGGTATGGCAACAAAGTCAGCAGGTTTTGCTTCCTTCTCTAATATTGTCACATAAGCACAAGAAGTCTTGGCACCGGATGCGTCAGCTTTTAAAATAAGCCTATCCCCCGACTCAAATTTACGAGCATTCTCCCCTTCCAATAACGCCCATAACGTATTGGTTGGATTATCAACAAAGTAAAGGTTAGAGTAGATGGTCTCATAGGTTGTCTTGTCAGGCTTAAGAACAAACTTATACCTTGTAGCCCAAGATGGTGCTCTTTGTGTTGTCGGAATTGTTACCTTAATCTGATTTTTATTTACAGACTGTCCGCAATCAAAGAACACAGTATTGTTGTTGCTCACAAGAGCTGTAGAAGAGCGTGCAAACTCATCCATGTAAACAATGCCAACCTCATACCCACGATTGCTATGCAGTGACCGCTCGCCAAACGCCGGAGTAAAGTACGCCTTTGCACTATCAATCTTCAATATCTCCCATTCTTCTGTCCCCGGAGGTGCAGTAGTTATTTCATACAAAGGAAACAGTATCTTGAAGTCCAACTCATTTGTTGTTGGGTTGCCAACAGGGATAGGTTCACCAATAGTTGGTATGGGGCCCGAAACACCTATAGCAGACCTCAGCAAAGAAAAGTTGCCGGACATAGAAGGAAGCACAGGCAAAAGCTCTGCGTTATAGCAGTCCGTAAATGTCTTACCATTTGATGCTAAAAAAAGAGGGAAAAGCGGCTGAAAGTTTGGAGGAGAAGCTACCCCTATTGCATTCTTAAACTCAGTGCTTGCAAATAAAGCAGGCACGTTAGCATAATCCTTTGGCAAAACAAACTCAAAATTAACACTAAATGCATTTACTCCTGAAGGAAAAACAGGAGTACCGGGACTCCACCCAAAAGGATATGATGGCGGAACCGAATTGTGGGATATCTTTAGCTCAAACCTAAGAACACCACCCTTAAAAAGTTTTGTTGATACACTCGAAAGGTCAACAGTGAACTTTGTGTTGGGGAATGAATTAGTAGGCCCCGATTGTGGCAAATCATATAAGCCAAAGCCTCTAACTGTAGGTAGCTCAACTTGACCAAGAACAGTTGACACAGGGTCAGTGTAATAATCAAAGCGAACCTCATTCCCATTCAAATCAACAAGGTCGTATCCTTCGATATAGTTTCCGTACATCAACCGGTTACCCATTATAGTCTGAGCCTTGGCAAACCTTGGTACGTTGTCATACAGCCTAAATATCTCCGACTCCGTAAGGACAGTAAATATCTTGCTGTTTGTAAATGAATAGAACTGAAGAGTGTTGTTAGGGAATCCGAGCTTGGCCTTATCCAACTTCTCAATCACCCGAATCACATTGCTCTCCATGTCCTTGTACAAAAGGTCAATGCCCTTCACCAATGGACCACCTGTGTTATAGGTTACCACAACTGAATTGTACATGTTCTCCATGCCAATGTTTAGGTAGCTGTCCGGAGATATGTTAAACTGCTTTGGCGAGAAAGCCGGGGCAGAAAACTGAGATATCGCAGAGTACTCGCCATCTTCATACCGATACCGGTACGCAAAACAAAGGAACCTATCCTTCATGTAGTTTTCCTCGCCACCGGTATCCTGAAGAATCAATCCCGGAGACTGTCTAGGTGGACGCTTAACAACAAGGATGGACTCCTCATCAAATTGGTCTATGTTTGCAACAGGCTGAGCATACGTCCGGCCGGTGTTGATAAACCGAGGAGCATTGTAGTTGTCAGTAAAAAACAGCATGAAGTTTCCTTGCGGATTTACCTCAACCAAATTCACACCTGTAATCAAGTAGATTGGATTGAAGTTCAACGTAGTATTTACCCCACCGCCATCATCAATACTTACAACGTGATACGTCAAGGCAGTAGTGGTTGTGTTGTAAGAAACAATCATGTCCAACTTGCCGGTGGCACCTGCTGCCGTAAATACCGGGTCGTGAACAAACCAATACAACGTCTCGTTGGCACCATCCTCATACGCACCAATGCATCGTGCCTGAGAAGAAAGCGGAGCCCCATTAATGTAGGTCAGTGACGTAAGAGCTATGTTCCCCTTGGTGTTTTCAACAGCACCAACCTCTGACTTTTCGCTCGAACCCAATCTACAGTTTAAAGCATCGATGTACTCTCCATCAGGAATAAGCCGTTCATCGACGGTCTTATTCATTTTGCCTGCAATAAAATTTCTCGAGATGTTGGTCATATTACTTTATCCACTTATCTTGCCCACGTAGATTCATAAGAAGTCTTCCGGGGTGAATGTTGCTGATTCTAATCTTAGCGTTACGAAGCAAAGCTGATTTCTCCTTTCGGGCCCGAGCAATAATGTACTCTTGAACGCCGGCCTTGTTGCTCAAAATCTCAAAAGAAATGTACGCGTACACGTACTTCTCAAATAGCTTGTTTACAGAAATAAGCGAATCGTCATTGCCCTCCATTCCATCTGATATGTACTCAAGGATGCACAACTCGCCTGACATCTCAGAGCTGAAGTTTATCACACCGGCTTTCTTGTCAATTGTAAAGGTTGGATTCCTATTGGCAGTCTCAGTATTCAATCCGAACCGGGCCCCAATGCCATACTGAAAGTACCAATTGCCATCTACGCACCACCCCTGTTGTCCATGGAATGGATTCCCGGGATTTAAGTAAATGCTCTTCAGTGCACCATCAAACCTATCCTTGTCAATGGTTGAGTTCTGTGGCTCCAATATGTTTCCGTTTTGGTCAAACAGAATCTCACAGTTGTTGCCTTGCAGGTACGCTTTGGCTGAGTTAATTTGAATGTTCTCTGTTAATGGACGCAAGTAGCCATCCTTGTACAAAGATATCCTTACCCAATTTACGTAGTCGTGCGGAAGAACAAAGCGAAGCGAATCGCACACATTAAGCTCAAGAGCCTTTATCTCTTTGAACGCATCGTAGTTCAACTCTTGAATAGCCCTCTTTGAATGAAACAAAACCTTGTACCGCTCCTCGTTGTTGATAACAGAGTTGTTGCCGGAGTACATAAGCATGAAGTTATTGACAATATCCTTCAGGCTAACGTACTGATATGACCCCCAATTTTTGTCTTGTGGAGCGTTACCATTGTTGGTATAGTATTCAAATGCGGATAAAAAAGCCATGTCTTACTTTTATAGTTCTTGCTCTTCACTTTTGATTGCGGTAACTACCGCTGCCTCCCTGATTGTAACTCCGGCCAATTGAAGAATCTTGTAAACCAATTTAGGCTCATCCTCAAATGGAATCTCAAAATCCTGATAGTCGGGCTGAGATTGGTTAAATGATGGTTCCCCATTTGTAAGCGAAACAAACGTCCACTTGGGGTCCTTTGGATAACGTATGTACTGACACTGTATCTGCCCCTTGGTTGATATTGTTCTTGGGAACACAGACATAAATTCTGATTCTTGGGTGTAAGCCGGGAAGTGTGTGTTTGGAGATGTCAGAAGCGAGTTGTTCAACATCGTTATCTTGCTGTGATTCACCTTCTCAACTTCGTTTACCACAGACTCATCGAATATTGAATATGACTGCGGTGATACCAAAAAGATATCGGCACTCAAAGTGATTGTCGTTGCGGTGACAACGGTGGCAATTGCTGTAGCTCCGGTTGTGGTGTTGGTTACAATATCCCCGGCAACGATACCAAGAGAGATGAAGTTCGCTCCGGCATCAACTAGGTTGTTCGCGAGAACACTCGTATTGTTTCCTGAATCCAAAAGGATAGGGTAACATAACACCTTATTGAGAAGGTAGTAATCATCTCCTGTAGTCGTGAGGCTTGGGAGGAAAAATAAATTACCCGAGCTATGAGATAGGAACTTGGTAGTAGAAAAAAGTTCAATGGCTTCCTCAATGGCTTTCTTTTTGTCAGCATATCCGGCATTTGATGCAAGAACCACAGCACTTGGTGCGTTTGATGGACGCACGTTCTCGCGATTAATGGTATCGTTATAGTCAGCAAAATACTCTTCGAATATCTCCATCTGAGCCTGCTTAGCCATAAGGTTAAAGTCAGAAGGGGAGATGTATCCGTAGTTGTTTTTGTTCAGTATTGTCAGTACGGTGTTTCTTACCGAATTTATCATCTGAATACTTTTTTTACAAAGATAGACAAAAAAAAAGCACCCCCTTACGAGAGTGCTTTTTTAGAACAATTAATAATTGATTAGGCAATTGCAATGCCCGATACTGCGACAGGAGGAACCACATCAAAAACAACATTGTACCAAGGCTCTTGAAGAGCAGCAACAATTGCGGTTTGAATGGCATCACGAACCGCCTCACTTCCTGCTGAAAGAGCAGCATGAGTTAAAACGACATTTCTAGCCGAAGCATTTAGGCTTGACTCATAAGAGATGGTAACTGTGGTGGTAGATGCTTGCTCTACTAAAACAATTCCATTAATTCCAACAAGCTGAGTTTGCTCGTTTGTAACAGGGATTCTTAAAAACTTTTGCATACAAAAAAAATTATGGGGTTAAACAATAACACAAATGTACAAAAAAAAAAGGTCGCGAATTGCGACCTTGATTTGAGTCTCCGAGAAGAGACGCTTATTGCTCTAAGAAATTCTCCAACATCTTCAAGTCCTCAATACCATCACCGGAGTGCAAGTAGTTGGTGACCATATCGTATGGGTCCTCTCCATATGGAACATTCAACATCTTCTTCTTGTTCGACGGAGTGCTATACCACACCTCCTTGTTGTTGTTCCGCATGGTCAATAACCCCTTGTCAAAGAACATACGAACAGAAGAGCTCGCTTGCAATGATGGGTCATTGATGATGTTCATAAAACCAAAGGGGTCTTGCTTAGCATACACAAGAATGTCCCGGCGAAGTTCGGCGGTAGTCATTCGAGTTACATCCTTGCCCAATAGCACCCGGCCAACAAGCTCCAACTGCTCAACAGACATCTGACGAGCTTCAATCAAAGCGTCAGCCTCAATTGATAATTGCTCCATCTCTTTCTGAGCATCTTTCTCGTGGTTAACTTCCTCAAAGGAAACACCATTTAGTGGGTGGTAGTTCAAGAACTGCTGAAGGACAGGGTTTGTACGAGGAACAAAAAGGAATCCGTTCTCAAAAACGATGGGTTCAATGATGGCATTTCCATCCTGCTCATCCTCAAAAGGGCTTTTTTGATTTCGCGCATAACGCAGAGCGCGGTTTATGTTTTGGTCCTCATCAAAGTACAGCAATGGCATACTCTTGGAATTGCGGACAGGGATGCTGTATGTCAAAGGAGCAGCATTCTTTTTTAACCGGTAGATACGGTCTTTGGATTCTAACTTTGTTTTCATTGTATTTGAATTAAAGGGTTTACTGAAAGATAAAAAAGAGGGGGCCGCTCAACTGCGACCCCCATCTTAGTTTTTGCCTTTCTTCTTATTGCTCGAACAATACGAAGTTGTTGGCTCCCAAGGTGCAAACAGCACGCTCAGATAGGAAGTGTACCTCCATGGCATCAAGGTCGCTGTTGGCAGCACCTCCGGCAGAACCGGTAATCCAAGTCTTGTAGCGACGGTCTTCAGTTTCTGAAGCGCGGTACCGGACGTGTAGGAAAGGACGCTTAGCGTTTTTGCCAAGGATTTGGTCGTATACGGTGGTAGAACCGGCAGGAACCAACAAGCCGTTTACGCGGCCTGAACCGGGGTTCGCTGACAATCCGCCACGCATGGTGGGGTCGTTCAAATACTTCCAATCAGACTTGTAGAAATCATAGCCACGACGGAAACCGGTGAAGCCAAGATTCAAAGCCATTTGTTGGTCATTGTCGAACAAACCGTAAGAGGTTCCACCAACACCGTAGGAGTTTTGAGCTGCCAACATATCGTCAATGTCAAAACCAAACTCGCGGTTCAAGAAGAGTACGTTCTCTTCAATAGAACCTTGACGGTCAAGACGAGAGATGATGGAGTCAAAATCTGACAAGGTAGAAGGATTGCCACCGGCCCATACGTTTCCGCGGTTCTCAACAACATAAAAGATTCCTTCAGAACCCTTGTTACCAAAGGTGGGGTTAAGACCTGTGTTTAAAACACCGGAACCAACTTGAGCAGGAACAGCCTCAATCATTGAAGTCTCAAGGTAATCCTCAAAACGTAAACGAGTTTCGTGCTCACTCTTCAAGTACCATAGGTAACCGCTTGCTCCGTTTTCGGTGGTAACCTCAACCCAACCAATTTGGGCCATGTCTGAACCGCTAACAGCGTACTTATCCTTTAGGATGATTGGGCTGTTTTGGAAGATTGAGTCTTCAGCTTCCAAAGAACCAACCATTCCAACAGTTCCTTTTTTGAATTCAGAACCATAAACGAAAACGGTTACATCAGAATTACCTGCACCTGTACCTGCAGTTACCAAACCGGTGCTTTCATAGAAAGCAACAGTAAATGTGTTAGGCAAAGTAATAGCGGTAACGATACCTTTGTTAAATCCGCTCCCATTGTTTTGAACAACCATAACGGTTTGACCGGGACGGAAAGCAACGCCGGTTACGCCGGTGTCATTCACTTGGAAAGCTGCACTTGGGGCATTTACTAATGCACCGGTACCAACTGACACATACTTGGTGTGCAGACGGCCTTGCTCAGCCCACTTGATGAGGTCAGAATTGGAGGGCATCTCTGCACCTACCATACGTAAGAAAGATGCTACGGTACGATTGCCGTAACGCTCGAACTCCTTTTCGTAAGTATCAGGAAGATACTGATTCAAAAAGTTAAAGTTCGTGATGTAGTTTGTGCTCAACACTACCTGCTCAGCAGATGGCTGCAAAGCGAATGTAGGTGACGCTAGTAATGAACCTGCCATGATTTTTAGGTTTTAAAAGGTTATTGTTTCTTGTTAACACTTCGTATGCGAAGACCACGACCTGAATCGTCGTTGACCGCTCGCACTTGCATTCCCCCCTTGTTTACAGATTCCGGTGCTCTCCGCTCGCTCATGTTTACATTTTTTAGCTTGCGGTCTAGCCCATCTACTGCATCGGATTTGCCTTGCTCATAAAAGAACTTAGCATACCGCTCGGGGTTCATTGCCATTGACAAAGCCTTGTGGTATCCTGCTGCGTCTTTAATCATTCCATTCTCGTCCAAGTACTTATTGATAAAGTTCATTGGACTTTCCTGAGATTTCTTTAAAGCCTCAGATTCACCGGGAGCGAAAACTAATTTCCTTCCATCCAAGTCAAACTCAAAACCTTTGAATTCACTTGAAAAGAGCTCGTCAGTCCTCTTGGTAAAGAAGTCTCGCTTCTTTTGTGTAGCCTCCCTTTCGGTCTTTGACTTTTCGACAGACTCTTTATAAGACTCATACATTTCCCTTTCTTCATCCGGAATACCAACCGACCTTGACTCAAGGGGTTGTTTGTATTGCTCCTTCAGATTGTTGAAGTATGTCTTGGCCTTATGAAGAGCCTTTTTCTTTGCCAAACGAGCTTTCTTAACATCAGATTCGTCATCGAGCTCCGCATCGTAGGAATACTCAGAGAGCATTGCATCTACGTCTTCGGAATCGATTCCTTCTTCTGTCTGCAAGAAGTACTCGCGTAGCAAATTATTTTCATCCATGGAATCAAAATCCTGTTGTAACTTCAGGAAATCTTGAATCCCACGACCTGTTTCTTTTTTGTACTTCAAGAAAGATGCAACATCCTCGGGCAACTCTTCATTCTGCTCACGAGCAGTGAATAGCTCATCCAAGGAATTAATCTCCTTGTTGTACCTTTTGCCAATATATGAAAGAACGTCCTTCTCTTTTTCTAAGAGCTCGTCTTCAGAAGGTGGCACCGGGTCCGGTGTTGGTGCCGGGTCTTGATGCTGTTGCTCGTGCTTATCGAGTAACTCTTTCTCAATTTCTTGAACCGACTTCTCTTCCTTAAACGAAACCTCTTTTACTTGAATGTCCATAAGATTATAATTTGTACAAAGTTAATAAACATTTTTTTAACTTTATCGAACCTCGAACTCGGCTAGGTCAAACCCATCCAAGGAATCCTCGTTTGATTCAAAGTTCTGTGGAGGAAGATTCAACTTTCGCTGATTAATCAATCTTGATTGCTCTGTGTTCTGCTGACTAATTCTCTTTGACTTACCTTCCTCCTTCATGTCATCTCTATTAGCCAATTGTGCCTCAGTCATCTCAACAATCCTTATTTTATAATCAAACTCTTCAGCCATTAATTTGCTCTTCAGCTCAGCTTCAGCATTCATCTTCTCAATAGCAAAAGCAACGCGAGCTTGCTCAATCTTGATGTCCTTCTCGGTCTCCATTTGAATCTTTTGAACCGCCAACACATTCGACATCTCTTGGGCCTTAAGATTCTGCTGAGCTTGCATAGCTTGCATTTGCATCTGCATCTTCTCTTCTCGCTCTTGCTTCTTAATCCTCTTGACCTTGAGTAACTGATTCGCGAGCTTTAAGTTCTTCACCTCCCGGATATCAATGGCATCCTCCAAGTTGATGTCACCTTTTGATAGGGCCATTTGAATGTTGGCTTCAAGCTGAGCTTTCTCCTCTTCATCCGGAGATACCTCAATGAAAATGCCAAAGTCATAAATGTACAAGTCCTTGATTTGGTCAAGAACGCCAACATTATACTTTCCAATCTTGTTTGCAAAGTCATCCCTAAAGTCAGCATACTGCAAAATGTCAGACACCCGATAGGTAAGCCCCTCCGCCAATGTTCGGAACATATAAAGCGCTCCATCAAGAATATGACGAGTAGCTGTGTTTGAGTTTAAAGCTGCCAACTTCTGCAATCCAACCAACCCTCTTGGGTCCGGAGTGGAGCCATCCCTTGCCTCATTCAAACCGGTGACAGTTCGAATCATGTCAAGGTAGTGGTTGTAGTTTGCAAGCAACATCTGAGTCTTTCCACTTCCCGAGTTTGAGTTAAGCTCCTGAATAGGAATTCGGGCATTGTTGTAGTCTCCTTCTTGAGTGAAGCTGCGGCCTATGACGCTACCGGTTTGGAAATACAATCGTAAAGCATCCTCGGGATTGTATGCGGCACCGGTTCCAAGGTCAACCTCGTTCAACCCATCGGCATCAATAAACACACCGTCCGGAACCAACCGGGAAATAACTTGCTGTAGCTTCAAATGGGTAATCTGAATCAAGTCAGCAAATGGAATCATCCTGCGGACCAAAGACTCAATAACACCCTTGTACATCCTAGGTGCCACCGCAATATAGTTTGGAAGTGCGTGCTGAGATGAGGACTTTGGCCTAACCATGTTCTCCGCCATCTCCCACTTCAATATGATATTGGTACCCATGACCATAACGCCATTGTACCAAACATCCACAACCTTTTCAATTTTTTCAAAACGACCTTCCTCCATCATCTCTGCCGGAGGATTAAAGGTATCGTCCTTCTCAATCACCCGGGAACCTCCACCATCAGAAATCTTTTTCTTGTATACAATACGCTTGGTGGTCTTGTAGTTGAAATAAAGAAGAGTGCAAGTATCTCGGTTAAATATGCTGTTCTCATAGAACTGAGCTACATTAAAGTAGTCATACCAAGACTGACTGTACTTTGATATCTCCTCCAACTTCTCATTGGTAAGAGATGGGTCAATCTTGTACAGCTCCGTAATCGGAAGAGTCTTAATCTCTCCCCAATAAAAACAATCTTTAAAGTGTGGGTCTTCAGTGTAGCTGTAAACAATATTGGCCGGGTCAACATATGATATCTCAACGCCGGCCCCCGGCAAAAACTCATGCTTACACACAGAAATACCTATAGTCGCAAGGTCATAGTCCAACCTCTTTCTTAAGTCGTAGTAGTGATTCTCCTCAAGAAGAGTATTGATGGCCTCCTCTTCCGCAATCTCAATAGCAGGCTTATAGTTCAGTTGCATATACAACGAAAGCCCCTCATCTGTGCTAGGAAGCTCATCGGGATTCATCGTAAATGGGTCGGCACCGGTCTTCTCTTTAATCTTCATCAAGATGTCCTTAGCCACCATCTGCCCCTCAATCATATCTTGATACACACTCCTACGCTCTTGGGACATTGCATCTTGAGCAAACGCCTTTACCTTAAACAACCGGTCTGACATACCGTTTACAACGATGTCAACAAACTTTGGAATAATAGGGACCGGTGTCCAATCCAAGTTCAAATACGACAAGTCTCCGTTTACAGAAATCTCATTTTTATATTTCTCAGTAGACTGCTCTCCTCGAGCATACAGCCGAAGCCGGTGAAAGTCTCTCCATTGACTGTAGTACCTACATTGGTTTCCATCCTTTCGGAACCACTCGTATTGAATAGCTTGTCCAATCTGCAACCCAAACTCATCTGATGCTTTATCAGCATCCGAAACAAACTGACTCGGGAAACCGGCGGCACTTATGTTGACCTTGATGTCCTTCATTGATTAATCTTACTAAAAACTCCGGAATTGTTATACGTTGCAAAGTTAACGCTAATTTTCGATTGTTTTACCTCCGGTTGATATAAGTGCTTTTGATTCGCCATGATAGCCAATCCCGAACTAATCGTCGCATCATGCTTCGTTCTATTGTTAATATCAAACTTTGCCCAATCCTCAATAGTACGATTAAATGGCATAGTGCCCATCTCCTCAGAATCCCTATACACTCCCTCGAAATCTAATCCAACGTGCTTCTCAATGTATGACTCTACCGCGGCAGCGTGTGCTTGCTTTACATCCTCTGAAGAGTTTGGTATACCTCCAAGCTCTCTTTCTGTTTTTGAAAGTTTTGATATGTTTTTGTCCGGCCGGTTCAAGCTAAACCCACGATACCCCCGATTTTTAAAATGGTACAACAACCTAGGCTTGTTGTTCTCGGCAAGAATCGGCATACCATAAAACATACAAGCCATCAGTACCTCCTCAAAAAATATCTCCGCCGTTTGAGGCCGGGCAATGTACTCAAGAAAAAACTCATTGGATGGAGCGTTTTCCATATTGAATTTGGTCAACCCATGGAGAGACCCATTTGAGCCACTCCCCGAAACAACGCCTGAGATGTCATAGCTATCGCATCCAAACGCACCAATGTGCTCGTTTAGAGGATACCTTATTCCATTCCTTTCAATAAACCTATTCTGCAACTCTTTAGGCGGAAGCCAACTTACAAGAAACCTGCCCCGACTGTCGGGAGCCCATATAACCTTGGTATCCTTTATGCCATCCTTCCAATGAAAAGAACCCCTTGTCAACATATGGCCCTTAATCATTGAATCGTTGTAGTCAATCTGCTGATATATCTTCGTCAGATTGAAAAGAGATGCCTTACTCTCATCCCTAAAAGCATGAGACTCAGTTCTCGGATACTGACGGTAATATTCATTCAAAGCATCAGCATCGTTCTTAAGAGAATCAACCTCCGCCTCCCAATAATCTATGGCTCCATTGTTTATGAATTGACCATCAACTCCCATTATTTTTTCCGTTGGCTTCCGAAACACCGGCATACCATAACGGTCAATAAACCCTTCAAGGTTCCACTCCATGGGAATAAACAATCGATACAATCCACTTTTAGTCTGACCGTTTTTATTACGATTTTTTATGTCAGAATCAAAGTACATACTCTTGAAGTTCCCACCACCTTTCTCCAATGCATTACAGGTAGAACCCATCATGCACTTCCCTATTATCTTTCTGCCCAATCTCAAGCAGGTCTTTGTAACCCTCCAATTGTTTAGGATGTTGTTTGGCTTTATCCATTTCCCACTCTCATCATGAACAAGAAGCATCAACTTTTCTCCATCATAAGAGTTGTCCTCAGTGTTCTTCCAATCGATTGTAGTGTTCAAGCCTTTTAACTCATCCTCCTCACTCACCTTGTGCATATTGTTCTTCGTAATCTTCGATGCCGGAATCCTGTACGCCAACTCTGTCTTGGGCCGGTCCATACCATCTTGAATAGGTTTGAAGAAAAATGGGAGGTTCGTGCTAATGGGAACTACCTTGTCAGTGAACATTTTCTTAGCATCACTACCGGTCTTGGACAGTATACCTATTCGGGCATTGTTGGCCAAGGTTCCTATGTTGATGCACTCTGATGATGACATATAGGAGAATCCGGACCGACGAATCTTTAAGTATATCATGCCAAATGACCTATCATCAGCCTTACACCCTTCCCAAAACAAATACAAGATTCTATTTGCCTCCCGATAATCTGCATAGCCAATGTCAATCTTTGAACACTGAAGATACATCCAATGTGCCCCGGTAATGTAGGTAGGGGACCCATTGTTCATAAACCAATAACCATTCTCCCTGTAATCAAACTGAGACTCTATGTAATCAATCCAATGGTCCTTAAATTCCTTTGGCCTTTCATTCCACTGAAAGATGGTTTGAATCTTTGCCAACTCAGATGGGTAGTTTTCCCTTTCAAAGTACTGCTCACATACGATATTACTTCTTGAGTACACGTATTCCGGAACCGCCGGTAACGCTATAGCCAATCCCTCTATCATTACTATCTCACCTATCTGACCGGTGCGAGATATCACAACCATATCGTGCTCTTCGTTGTAGCCATAGGCCCACCCTTTACTCTTGTTTTTTGTAGAGTAAATCTTGCTAGGGATGTACCCATCAAGAACCCGATACAAACTATTTTGACCTTCGTTCTGCAAAACCTTGCTTACTGTCTGTTTTCATTGAACCATTCTCCATCTGCTCTAGAACTTCTTTTTCTGCTTCTATTCTTGACAGAATCTCGAATGCATCAAAGATAGCCATCTTCTTGGCTTGAGCTGCACTCTTTAGTTTGTCAGCAGAAAGCTCATCATCCCCACCAACAATCTCTTCCTCGGCAACCTTAATTAGTTGCTCTACCGCCCGGTGCCCGGCTTGAATAATTCTGAGCTTTATTTCTTTAGAGCTTTTCATCTTTTAGTTTTAAATACACAACCTGTATCAATCTTGCATCGTCTCCTTTTCCGAAGTTATGATAAATATTTCGAGAGTGCAAGCAATCTGAGTTGAACACAAATGCTCTATTAAACTTTGACTGAGACACAATCATAATTTTACCATCTTCATCATATAGCGTGGTTCCATCTCCTTCCGGTGGTGATTCATTCAAATAAAGAATCGCAGTAAGATTCCCCATCATTTCATCCGAATGAACAAAGTTGGGCTCATCTTGCATATATGGAGACTTCCTTGCAAAGTTCCAAGAAACAACCAAATCCACAGAAGAAAACTCATTCATTAAAAAATCAACGAACTCATCCCTAGGTGTCAATGGCTGAACATTCTTGAACAAGTTCACACCATCAAATGCATTTTGAAATACACCTGACAAGATGTTCTTCTTGTAAGCTATAGGGTCCTTTATAACATCGTCGTAAACAAATGCATTCATAGCTTAATTGTTATTTGATGGTCAAACATACGGTACATCTTCTGCCCATCCACGTTAAACTCATACTCACTCTCAGGCTTAAAACATATTGTGTCTCCCTTGTTTACTCCAAGGCTCAGCATCCTTTCGTTAGGAAGCTCCATAATTCCAACAAGAGGCTCCTCACTCCCCGGCTTCTTTATGAAAGAATCAATAACCGGAGCCGGGATTACAAAACAGTACCTTCCGTATGCGTGCCAAACACTATCTCGCTTGTAAGCAAAGTATTGGTCCTCCTCAATCAAAAACAAATCATCCTTTAAAAAGCTGCGGCCCGACTGCCTGCGGCCTTTCATGTCGTTGTAAAACTTAAACACATTGTGGTGAACCAAAAGAATGTCACCGACCTGTATTGGCCCGGAGTATCCCAATGGAAGTGCTACTACTTCCGCATATCTGTTTGAGAAGCGATGGTCTTCCTCTGATGTACTAATGATGAGCTCTATCCCCTCTACGCTCTTTGTGTTGTTGTATCGCTTCCCCTCATGCGGCTTTGCAATGAAGTGGAATGGTGATTGCATTTTTAAATATTGATGTTGTATTCAATTGAAATTGGCATATTGCTTCCGAATGATTTCCACAAAAGAACCTCTTGCTTATCATTAATAATCCACACAAAATGTTGGCCTGTGATGTCGCGAGTGAATCCGTTTATTTTATGAGAATCATTTAGTACAGGCTGACCCAAGATATAATGCATGGCAGTCTTGTAGTCTGAGCCAACGGAAATCTTCCTTATCTCATACATTAAGCTGTAATCCACTTCTGATGTAACCCAAGGATTCATTATAGAGATGATTTGTAAACTTGAATCGCAAAGCTAGGAGTTGATGTCCATCCCGGAGTAGATACTGCTGCCGGATACAAGCCCCCGGCATTAACACCGGTGCTGTCTCTGACAATCTGAAATGACAATTCAGTCCCGGGAGTTGAAATGTAAATAGGAATAGACCTTTCATATGGAGTCCAAGTCCCTACATTATCAATCTCAATGGACTGTGTGGTGCCGGACTGAACTCCATTTATCAAAGCACGAAAATGCAAAAGTGCAACCCCGACGGAACTACCAAGCCTTTCAAACAATCCTTGGGCCGAAACCCAATACTGCCCTGCTTGATTGAAACGAATCTCTCCGCTAGACAACAACTGAACAGGGTCCGATGGGCCAAGCTGTGCCGGTCCAATCGTCAACTGAAGTGGAGCATCAAGTCCCGATGGAGCCAATGCTATAGTCTCCTTGGCATTAAGAACCAATGAGTACTGCAATAGAGTAGGAGGAAGGTTCGCAACAAATAACGAAAGGACATCAGAAAGCAAAAAGTTCTCAGTCTCATTTGAGGGAGTAACATTTGTCCCAATTACCTTGTCACTTAACGAAGGAGTCGCATTTGGATATGTTGATATCTTTGCCATAATCAGTTAGGTAATTCTTCTTTTGAGTATGTAATCATGCCGGTCTTAATGTCGATAATAGCATTGCGACCATATTTAGAAACAAGCTCTGACTCATTACGAGAGAAGTCCTGTTTTAAAACCTCAATCTCTTTGAGCACAGAAAGTTTTTGAAGCTCCAAGTCTGCAATCATCATCTTCATGCGCGAGTACTGAGTATTCATTGCTTGAAGCATTTGAAGCTCTTCTTGAGTAACATTTAACGAAATAATTTGTGACATATGATTTAATTTTTACAAAGATAGAATTTTTTTATTTACCTTGACGATTGTACGGCTTTTTATAGTTCTTAGAACCTTTTATTTTTGATGTCTTAGACTTTGCGTGTACCCCCGGACGATTTACCTCGGGCTTCTTTAAAAAGGATGACTTAGCATCCGATGTCTTTTTAGCTGCCATTACAGTTCTGATTTAATGTCTTTTGCTTTTATAATTACATCCTTCAATCTCCTAACAAAATCACCTATCCTTTCTGTAATACTCTTCCCGGTACGCCACTTTACTTTTTCATCTATGCTTGTGTACTCAAGATGAATCAAGAAGAGGGTAGCAATTGTGCTGAAAACATAATCCTTGTCAATTATCATCTTGATAAAATCGTTCAGTATAAAGTGGTCAAGAAGGAATGAAAATAAAATCGATATCGAGTAGGTCACCATCTTTCGAATAAACCCAACCCTTGTTTTTCCGGATGTCACAACCTTTCCCGACCACTTTGCGTATGACCTCCCAACATAGGTATCAATAAGAACAGCAAATGTTATCAGCAGAACCATCCCGGCCAAGGGGGTAAAAAAAGCTACCAAAGAAAGCAGGTAGCTTGCAATAATAGTTTTTAACTCATTGCCATCCATAACACAAAAAGTAAAAGTCCAACAATAAAAAACACACCAAGCCAAAAGAACACCATCTGCCAAAACTTAATAGGCTCCTTGACAACAATTGTTTTTGTAATTACAGTAGACTTATACTTATCCATTAGCTTTGCTGTTAGCTCCTTTTCCTTTTGCTCGTAGTCAAAAGTAAGGATGCTATCTTTTCTTACAACCTTGACCTTTCCTTCTTTAAAAACAACAACGGTATCCATATCCGGGCACAGGTCGGGCATCTCAAAAATAATCGTATCACCGGGAACAAATATTAAAGTATCGCGATACGCAATACTGTCTACTGTGACAGTATCAACGGTAGTCTTGGGAGGAAATCTATCGTAGCATTTCCTTTCCGTAATGCAAGATGATAGAACCAACAGTATCAGAAGGTATCTCATATTGCAAAGGTAATACTTTAAAATGAAACTACTT